AGATTGGTTAGAAAAGATATTTTAAATCAGTTTCCAGAATCTAAAAGCGGAGAAGTAAGGTCAATACCTTCAGAAGCGTATGAATATGATGATGCTGGATATAAAAAAGGTGGCAAAGTATCATCCGCCTCTAAACGGGCTGATGGTATTGCTATTCGTGGGAAGACAAGAGCATGAGACCAAGTCGTGGCATGGGTGCTATCAACCCTTCTAAGATGCCTGGAAAGAAAACTATCAAGCGCAAAGACAATCCAGAAGACGTGGAGATGTACGCTGGTGGTGGACTTTATGCCAATATTGCAGCCAAAAAGAAACGTATCGCTGCAGGCTCAGGTGAGAAGATGCGTAGTGCTGGCGCTGAAGGCGCACCTAAGAAGGGTGACTTTGCTAACGCCGCTAAAACAGCCAAGTATGCCGAGGGTGGTAAAACTAAGTCTAAGGTAAACGAAGCAGGCAACTATACTAAACCTGAGTTACGTAAACGGATTTTTAACAGTATTAAAGCCGCTGCGGTGCAAGGCACTGGCGCAGGTCAATGGTCAGCCCGCAAAGCCCAGTTAATGGCTAAACGCTACAAAGCAGCTGGTGGAGGCTATAAGTGAAATGGTCAGACAAACGCAAAAAGTCGATCAACTGCGACAGCCCGAAGGGGTTCTCGGAGAAAGCCCATTGTGCCAGCAAAAAGAAAAAGCTGGCGGGGGGTGGTTTAGCAAAATCACAGCAATCTTTAAAATCTTGGGGAGACCAAGACTGGCAGACCAAGTCAGGCAAGAAGTCGTCCGAGACGGGGGAGCGATACCTGCCCAAAAAGGCAATACAAGCGCTAAGCCCACAAGAGTACGCAGCAACAACACGGGCAAAACGGCAAGGAAAAGCACAGGGGCAGCAGTTCGTGCCGCAGCCCAAAAAGGTAAAAGCAAAAGTAAAACCATATAGGAAGATATGAGCACTTCTGGAACCGTAGCTTTTAATTTAGACCTTAATAACCTCATTGAAGAGGCGTTTGAAAGAACAGGTACGGAATTGCGTACGGGTTACGATATGCGCACCGCTCGTAGGTCTTTGAATTTATTGACTATTGAGTGGGCAAACCGTGGTATTAACTTGTGGACTATTGAACAAGGTCAGATTTTGTTTACTACAGGACAAGGCTTATATCCAATGCCCGTAGACACCATTGACATCCTAGATGCGGTGATACGTCAGAATAACGGTGTCCAGTCTAATCAAGTTGATATCAATATTAGTCGTATTTCAGAGTCTACTTGGGCAACGATTCCTAATAAGTTAACCACTGGACGTCCTATTCAGATGTGGTTTAATCGTCAATCAGGGCAGTCTAATACGTCCTCAGCGACCCTAGCCAGTACGATTACGTCAACAGCTACGACTATTCCAGTTTCTAACGCTAGTTACTTAGCAACCACAGGCTTTATTAAGATTGACTCTGAAATCATTAGTTACTCAAACGTAACGGGTAATGACTTAATTAATGTAAATCGTGGACAAAACGGCACGACTGCTGCGGCACATACTGCGGCTGCGGTTATTACAGTTCAAAACTTGCCTGCTGTAAATGTCTGGCCCACACCTGACGCAGGTGGTGGTCCGTATACCTTTGTTTATTGGAGACTGCGTAGAGTCCAAGATGCTGGCACAAACGGCACGGTAGAGCCCGATATCCCATTTAGATTACTGCCTTGCATGGTGGCAGGACTTGCCTTTTATATGGCTCAGAAACTACCTGATGGACAAGCCAAATTACAGTTTTTAAAGCAAGAATACGAGGAGCAGTGGCTCATGGCTTCTACGGAGGACAGAGAAAAAGCCGCTTCTAGGTTCGTTCCTAGGACAACTTTCTATGCCTAATAAATTTAGTAGTGGCAAATTTGCGATTGCCGAATGTGACCGTTGTGGTCAAAGATATAAACTTAAACAGCTAAAGAAATTAGTTGTTAAGCAGCAAATAAAGAATATTTTGGTATGCCCTAGTTGTTGGGAACCAGATCAGCCACAGTTATCGTTGGGTATGTACCCAGTTGATGACCCACAGGCTGTTCGGAATCCGAGACCCGATGTAAGCTATCAAGTATCTGGAAATAGCGGTTTACAGATTAACGGAACAAACGACACTACCTTACAAGGTGTTGGTTTTCCAGAAGGTGGTAGTAGAATATTTCAATGGGGCTGGAACCCTGTTGGTGGTGCTAGAGATGATGGTTTAACACCAAACAATTTGGCACCAGAAGGTCAGGTAGGTAGCGTAACAGTAACAATAACTTAGGAGTTAAAAATGTTTAAGAAAGACGAAGATGGTATAGCCAAAAAAGGCAAAACCGAAGGTAAAAATTTAGGCGATAGCGGTCCTACAGTCTTGGGCATGAAGGCAAAGCCAAAGATGGGTGGCAAAGATCAAATGGTCATGAAGAAAATTGGACGTAATTTAGCAAAAGTTCAGAACCAAGGCATGATGCGTAAATCCGCTGGAAGGGGTCGATAATGCCTAAATTCTCTAAAAAAGTAATGGGCAAAGAAGTTGGTGATGCAAAAGTTTATGCAGAACCACATGATATGAAGGGTAAGGCAATTTCTGCCGAGGGACTAACTTCTAAGGGTATGACTGGTGCTCAAGAAATGACAAAAATGAACATTTCTGTTGATGGTATTAGCAAAGGTAATGGTAAACCCGTAAATCAATACGGCAAGATGGAAATGCGTGGTGCTGGTGCAGCAACCAAAGGTCGTATGACTAGCGGGAAAATGGGATGAATTACACGCAGTTAACGTCCGCCATTAAAGGTTTTGCTGAGAATGACTTTCCAGCGACAGTCGGGTCGTTTACGTCTGCCGAGCAGATTGCTAGGTTTGTACAGCTTGCCGAGCAACGCATCTATAACATGGTGCAGTTACCCGCTATTCGTAAAAACGTTACGGGTAATATGACAAGCGGTAATCGGTTCTTAACGACTCCTACAGACTGGTTATCGACCTTTAGTCTGGCAGTGATTAACTCTGCTAATGAGACTAGCTACCTACTAAATAAAGATGTTAACTTTATCCGTGAGTCCTATCCTGATACAGATGCAGCTTTCTACGCTAAACCAGAGTATTACGCTGTTTTTGACGATAACACCTTTATTCTCGGACCTACCCCAGACGCTAGTTATGCTACAGAACTTCATTATTTCTACTACCCAACATCAATTGTGACGGCAGGTACAACATGGCTTGGAACAAACTTTGACTCTGCTTTGCTATACGGGTCTTTACTAGAGGCAGCCTTATTTATGAAGTCAGACGCTGACACAATGGCAGTCTATAAAGCCCGCTATGACGATGCAATGGCAGAACTTAAACAATTAGGCGATGGCAAGAATCGTCAGGACGCCTACAGAAGTGGACAAGTGAGGTATCCAGTCAGATGATTAATAGAGTTCCAGACTTATCAGGTAAAAGCATTGCTATTGTGGCAATGGGTAAATCCCACAGTCAGTTCATCCTAGCCAAGACCCATTCTCAGCCAATTGATGAAGTATGGGCAATTAATGCTATGGCAGGGGTCATTTACCACGACCGAGTCTTTATGCTAGATCCAGCCAGCCGATTCCTAGATAGTGATGATGCAGGCACTCAAACTGGACTTATGCGGTCGGTACTAGAGAAACACACAGGACCAATCTATACCTGTGAATTAGACTCCCGTTGTCCTGGATTAGTAGAGTTTCCCTTAGATGAAGTAATGAATGCCTGCGGGACAGGATACTTTAACAACACCGTAGCCTTTGCTATTGGCTATGCAATTGCTGCCAAAGTAGGGCAAATCCACCTGTATGGGATTGATTTTTCTTACAAAAACGTAGTCCACTTTGCCGAGGCAGGTAGGGCGTGTTGCGAGTTTTTACTAGCAAAGGCAATGGAACGAGGCATTAAGGTTGGTATAGCTCAAGGATCATGCCTGTTAGACACCAGCGAGCCGACTATTAGTAAGCTGTACGGCTACCACCGCCTTAGTGATCCGTTGGTCGTAGGGCTAGAAAATGAGCGATTTGTGGCTAAAAAGTACTCTGAAATCAAAGATACGGTAAAAGACGAGGTGGAGTACAACCCACCAGAAGCAAAGAGGACATAAATGTTTGAAATTAAAACTGGCGATATTATCAGCCCCATTGTAAAAACAAGTAATTATGGCGGTTTACCGCTTGAAGAATTGACAGAACTCTGCGTAAATAGGATCATTGGGGTATCAGAAACTGCCCCGCCCG